TTGCCTTCAAGAACCCCTACATCTCGTGGGACAAGACCGGCTCGACGGGTGCTGCGGGCTCGATCCTGATTGACAACACTCCCGATAGTTTCCTCGCCGGAAGTGATGTCTACCTCTCTGGCCGTGAGAAAGCGCCGACGGCTCCTTCGGCTGTGGCGGCGTGGGATAATCGCCTCTGGCTCGCCACGGGTGCCGACGTGTTCGCCTCGTGGCGGATTGAGGCAGGCAGGACGGCGGGGCTCTACTGGTCGCGCCTCCAGCTCCCCGAGTCCACTGACCCGGACGCCGCCCGGAAGGGGCACTGGGAGAGGCTGCTTCTTCCTCCTGGCGACTCGATCCGGCGTATGATCCCCCTGCCCGATTCTCTGGTGATCCTCACGACGGCACGGGTTTTCGTGGTCCGGCGCTCTGGCGACGTCGTGCCCGCTTACTCGATCTCCCGCCTCTATGACTCTGATGCCTCTGGGGTCGTCTCCCCCCTGGCCGCCTGTGAGCTCGATGGGCGTGTCTGGTGGCTTGCGCTCGATGGGCTGCGCGTGACGGATGGGCAAAGTGTCCAGCGCGTGGCCGGAGAGCTCTGGGCGGGGATTGTGAGTCGGGCTCTGGCCACTCTCCAGTCGGCGGTACTCTCGGCGTGCCCCTCGTCTCGGAAGCTCTTTCTCCGCCTGGGGGATGATCTCTATGTCTACCACTTGGGCCGGGAAGATAGCTCTGGGCGGTCTGTCGAGTCGGGGTGGACACTCTGGCAGGGTTGCGACTCGCGGGCGGCGTTGGATGTCTCGGGGTCGCTGCACCTAGCCGGGGAGTCGGGTCAGCTCTGGAAGATGTCGGGTGATACCGACCCGAGTGGCTCGATTGCGGTGGCCATGACAACCCGCAAGTATGGCGGCGATCTGGAAGAGTCTGGAGCCTACTGGCTTCTGCCGGAGCGAATCCGCCTCAACCTAGAAACGAGTGCCTCGGCCTCCATTGTCGTATTGGTTACAGGAGATTCTTCCGACCTCTCCAGCTCGGCGACTCAGACGGTACCGACCGGTGCGCATGACTGGAGTTTCAGAGCGGGGCCTGGCGCTCGTGGGCGGTGGCTCTCCCTGAGTCTCTCGGGCTCCGTGGCGGGGCGGCTGCGTGTCCGTGGCACGAGCCTAGAGGCGACACGAAGAAAGCGAAGTTAGAAACATCATGGCACTATCACTTACCGACATCATCGCGCAGATGACCGCAAAAAATCCCAATCTGGCAAAACGTCCGGGATTCCCCAAAGGCTTCCCGGAGCCCGCACTGGCAGGCTCTGGGGGTCAAGAATCTGGCGTCGTCGCCCCCGTGCCCGCCGTGATGGCCCCCACTCCCCCCACTCTGGCGGAAGCTGCTTCTGGTCGCCTGCCTTCTGCTATGGAGCCACGGGGCGAGCCGTCGCGGGTGGCTCAGTTCACTCCGAAAACGAGTGCGAGTGATCAGCTTCAACAGTTCCAACAATCTCCCCTCCCTTCCCAGATGTCTCCCGCCTATAAAGCGCCGCCCGTGCGTGATGTTGCGCGAGAAGCCTCTCGGGCAGGGAACGCCATGCTGACGGCGGGGCTGTTTGGCCTGGGCCTGGGCAGTGTCGGTGGTGTGGCGGCTGCCCCCACTCTGGCGGCGGCGGCGGGTCGTGGCGCGGGTGAGGGTGCCGATGCTCGCTTTGTCAATGCCGCCCGAATCACGGGGGCGGAGAACGATCTCTTGGAGCAACAAGCGCGTGAGGCGGAGAGTCGGTACCAGGCGCAGCTTCGCGGGTTCCAGATCGCCGCACAAGACGAGAACACCGACAATATGAACGCCCGGATGATGGCGGAGAATGCCGATCAGCTCGCCTTTAATCGTGAGAGAGAAGCTGGCAGGGCAGACGAGGCAAGCGCTTCGGCCTTTCGTCGTGAGCAAGAGGTAAAAGCCAGAGAGCGAACTGATTTTCTCGATCGCATGATCGGCCTCGATGCAGAGTCCCAGCGGGGACTTCTTGATGCGGCGGAGCGCTCTGGTGATCTGGATCGGTTAGGGATGACCGAGTTCTTCACGCGCGGGGCCGATGGTCAGTGGAGTCTCACGCTTAACAAGACTCCCAAAGACTACTCGCCCATGCAAGACCCGCAGTTTGTTGCGCTTCGGGATCGCTCCAAGCGCCTCCAAGAGCTGCTCAAGCCAAGCTCGAATATCTCCGTGGAGTACCGGGCGCAGCTCTCGCAGGAGCTGGCGGACGTGGAGAGACGCCTCGGGGTCGGCACGGGGGCGGGATTGCCTGCGGAAGCCTTTATGCCCATGTCTCCCTATCAACAGGGTCAATTGGGGGAGAGCACTGCCCGAAGGACGCAACAGGCGGAGCAGTTCGATAAGAACTACAACCAACGGCAGGCGGAGCTAGATCGTAATGCCGCGTTTCGTCAGGCCGGGCTGGAGCTCCAGCGTCAGGGTTTGGACATCTCGAAATATAGAATGGATTTTGAGATTAAAAAATACCTGGATACAGAAAAAGGTGAATGGGCGGACAAAGGCCTCAAGAGTATCAATGAGATTGATACCGACATCGCCTCTCTTCGCAAAGAGATAGCTCGTCTCCGCACGGGTCGAACGGTTATAGATAAATACGGTGATCCTCTTCCGCCTATTCCTCCCTCGTTGGACGAGATCGCCGCTGCAAACGAGCTGGTGAAGATCATGAATGACAAGATGGAGATTCAGAACGCCATCGCGGGACGACACGGACGCAAGCGGAATCCTTTGGGGCCAGGCTTTGTGCCACTCACAGGGAAGACGGTGGTGACTCCGCCTAAGAAGTTGGGCTCGACCAGTGGAAAGACTGGGGCGATCACTCTCCCGCCTATTTCGGTAGGTGGCGGCAGTCTAACCACGCCTGGCCCGTCGCTGTTTAATGTTCCCGGCAAGAAGTAAGGAGACCATCATGGCCGACGAAAAAGTAATTCTCGATCCTGTCACAAAGCGCCTGGTGCGCATCCGATCTTCTCGCCCACTTACTCAGGCCGACATTGACCGAGAGCTAGGGCTGACCGGGGATCGGATTTCTCAGGGAATTGAATCCTCGACGACGGGTGATGTCCAGACCTTTATCGGTGGCTCTGGTGATTCGGTCGTGCGGGCTCCTCGATCCGCCACGCCGAAGCTCTCCCTTGGCGATCCTCCTCCCCTAGCCGATGTTGTTGCTCGTGCTCCCTCGATCAGTCAGTACACCATTCCTGCAAAGCCCACCATGCCGACTTTGCCCCCAAAACGCCGTCGCGAAGATCCGAACTATCCGACCATCTCGCCCGCTCGTGCTCCGTCTCTTCAGTCTATGTTTGGGGAGCTGGGCGGTCGTCTTTATGAGGGTGCCTCAAACACTGTCCAACAGTTCGCGCCTCCTGAGATCGCCCCCGCAAAAAGCACTTCGGATTTTGTTTCCCGTGTGCTGCCTGAATCCGCCTACAATACCCTGCGCGGGCTCGTGACTGCCCCCGTGACTCTGCCCGCTCAGGCGATTGTGACGGCGGGGGATATGATCGCCGGTCGTGGGGAAGTCAGTCGCCGCCTGGCCGCTGGTGATGCCGAAGGAGCTGAGAAACTCCGTCGTGATCTCAACAAAGAAGAAGGCAAGGCGCTTCTGGGGGCGTCGCCTCTTGGGTTTGGTCAGGAGCTGGGGAAAGCTGTCTATGGCGGAGCTCCAGACGGCTCCGTGATCAATGCCGCCAAGCGCTTCGGGACTGCCGTGGTGGATCGGGCAAAGAGTGATCCGGTCGGGCTGGCCATGGACGTCGCCCCCACTCTGGCGGTAAGTGCTCGTGCTGCGCGTCCGACGCTTGCGAGAGTCGGAGCACAGGTCGCCCCCATGGTTCGGGAAGCTCTTCCTCGCGTCTCAATGACTCCGCCTAAGATGCCGACTATTCCCACTCTGGCGGAGCTGACGAACATGAACAACTGGCAGTACACGCCGGGCCTTGGAGCTGCTGGTGGTGGTGGGATGAGATTCTCGCCTAGCCAGATCGCTGCCATGAATGCAAAGAAAGGGAAACAACAAAAGACTCCCCTGTCTAGCATGATGGAAGGCTACGTCTTGCAGGGGATCACGAACGACCAGAAAACGCTCCCGAGACCATTCGAGTCTGTCCCTCTTGGTGTTCCTCCTGTTTCAAAGCTGCCCGCTTCGGTTCGTGGTGACTTGATAATCCCCGATTATGTCAAAACGGTCGATGATTTTGGGCGCATTCCGGCCAATATCCTGCGCGAGCTGGCGACGATTCCGAATGAGGCAAAAGAAAAACGACTGCGAGCTGCGGATAAGCTGGCGATCAATACGCCATCGGATCTAGTGGCGAGCCAACGGCAGCGAGAGAGAAGCCCGATTGAATTTATCACGCAGCTTCAGCGGGCAATCGAGCAGGACATGGGGCTCAACTTCCAGGGCTACGACGGACAAAAGGCGGGGCTGGATCTTGCGACGGGGACGTTCTCTGAGGGTGGTCTTGGACACGCGTATCTTCCAGGCAACGAGACAAGCCTGACCGCCAACAGGCCGGGCGGCGTCGAGGCAACACAGAACCGAATCACGGGAACTGGTGTCAGCTCTGGCGCTAAAGGGCTCTTTAATGTCGTGGGTCTTATGGCTCCAGGTACTGAGGCGGGCAACCCTATGGCGGCAGGGCGATACCTCCAGATGCTCCAACAGCAAGCCCTGGGTGGTCGTGCAGGCTTTACGATGCCGCAGCTACAAAAGATCGTGTCGGGTGTGAACAAAAACCTATTTGAAGGGGTTCGGCGTGATGGGGTCTTGCCTCTCCTAGAGCGTGGTGATGCCCCCGTGAGAAATCGCCAGGTACAAGACTCTATCGCCAAAGTGCGGGCGCTGGGTCTTGAAGAAAAGACTACCAATAAACTCGTTGATACCGTTGTCTCTGACTATCTGGACGGACTCACCGCAGCGACCCGGCAAAAGCTTTTTGACTCGATTGACTCGCCGACCAGCTACAAATTTATAGAGCGTGGCGGCATCCAGAACGCTTTAGACTTCTTGCCCAAAGCGCAGTTTAAGTGGCGGCTAGAGTCATACATGAAGACGATTGCCGAGGCAAATCCTAATTTTCTTCCCCTTGGCTCTTACCTTGATTCACAGAACGCATTCCCCCGCTCTGTTTATGGATCTACTCCTGGAATGCTTGTCGGTGGCGGGTTCTTTGACGAGAACAACCCTCTCGCCACTACTGCCAGGAATGCCGGAGTGGCAGGCAATGCCAGCTATGAGTTAAACTTCCTCGGGGCTCCTGTTGGCCGCTTACCGTATGGTGTTGCGCTTCCGGTTCAGGGGATCATGAGGGAGTTTAGAAAAGGAATTGGAGTGGACTCAGATGGTCGTCCGATACTTGGTGATCCCCCTAAAGACTGGGGCGATCTATGGAAATCCGGCCCGTGGTACGTTCCCGAAAAGAGAAAGCCTGTTGTCTCAGGGGTACTAGATCAGGCGATTAAGGAGTTATATGATGCAGAACGAAACGGGAATCTCAATCCAATGGTCGCCGCAGCAGGAGACGCGCTGGGCGGATCTCTCCCGTATGATTTCAGCTCGCCAGGAGCTGGACGATTCTCAAATGACGGACTGGCTGGCTCTGGAAAATATCAGGGAGATAGTGGGTCTCAAAACCCACTCGCGAACAATGCTGGAGGATCTGGGAATCCTTCCTCCTTCGGGCGGGGCTTTGACATCGGCTCCAGCGTCGGAGCTCTCGGAGCCCTAGACCCAAAGCTATTCGCCACCACGCGGGAGTTCCTCTCCAGGCTCCAGCAAGACTTTAATATCACCCACGCGGGAAGCTCGCCTCTCTCGATCAATGATGGCACGGGCGCTTCTATGCGGGCCGGAACTTATGAGCGAATCGGGGGAGCTGCGGGGAAGCAGGCCTCTGATATTTTCCGTGATCTCCAGGAGCAAGTAGACAGTGGATCCCGCCCGGATATTGCCCTGGAGAAAGCCAAGCGCCGTATTGACATGCTCTCGACATCTCTGGCGGACAAACCGGGGCTTGTCGAGGAGTTCCAGCGCCACTTGGCCGCCATTGAGAACGACTATTATCAAGGCGCACTCAAGAAAAAGCAAAAGGCCACGAAAGCGGGAGACGAGGACGCTATCGCACGGGCCAATCTCCAGCTCGAAGCCATGAAGCCGACACTGGGAACCACCGAGAAGCAGATCGGCTCTCTGATCACTCGGCTCTCTGACGATAAGATTGGGGCAAACGAGGCAGGGTTCTGGCTCCGCTCTCAAGTGGATCGCGCTACGGCTCTGGGCAACATCCTCCGCCTCAAGTACAATATCAAGAGCTCGGCGATCAACCTCCTCCAGCCTCTGGAGACTCTCTGGCCGCGTGTCTCAACTGCCGACTATGCCCGAATCACGGCGGAGTCTCTCAAGCCTTCCACACGAAAGCGCCTCGAAGAGCTGGGCGTGGTGGATGGTGCGACAAAGCTGGAGGAATCCGCCCGTGTTCCCCTGGATCGAGCACTCGCCAATGAGATCTCACTCGACGAGGATTTCATGAAGTTGGTGAGCGAGCTGGAGGCAGACTGGGCGGTCAAAGAGTTCGATGGCGTGGAGATCCCCGAGAAGGAAGGACCGAAGCGAATCCCGAAGACTCTGGCGGAGCGCGTGAAAGCTGCCTCGCCGTTTACTGCTGCCTCGGCCCAAAACCGAATCATGGGGTACCTGTACGGGGAGCTGGACGCCAAGAAAAAAGGGATCACCGACCCCGACCAGATCCACCGCAACGGCCTGGCCTGGGCGGAGATTGTCGAGTTTGACAACTCCACGTACAACGCTCCCCCTATTCTCCGCTCTACTCAGGCGAAGCTACTTCTCCAGTACAAGGGATTTACACTCAAGTCTCTCGAAAACCTAGCAGACTTGGCGACGGCTCCGGGGACTCGGGTGCAAAGAGCTGCTCGCCTGGCGAAGTGGGGCACAGCGAAGGGAACCACGGGCGGCGTGAAGGTGCTCGCCATGTGGCCCGCTGGTGCCGTTGGCCTGGCCGCTTATGCCTATGCCCGCGACATGTTCAAAGCTCGGGGCATGAGCGAAGAAGAGGCGCAGAAAGCGGCGGAGGGTGTCTACTTCGGACTGCCCGCCCTAGTGGGTGCTGACATCTCCAGCTCGGTCGGGATTCTGGAAGAGCCTTTCGGAGAGACCCCAAACGATAAACTCGTGAGTGGGCTCATGGGGCCGACAATCTCGTCTGTTGCGAACCTCATGAAGATGAAAGAAGAGGATCGGAACCCGATTGATATCGCTGCCCGCTTCTCTCCTTACGTTAAGCAGGGCGTGGCGATCTCGGACATGATCACGGGCAAAAACAAAGACGTGATGGTGTCAAAAAACGATGCCAACAAGAAGGGCTCTCGTCCGCCTACTCTTTCGGAGATGGCGCTTCGAGGTCTGGCGGTGCCTCTTGCTGCACAGTCGGGAGCCTACGCCGATAAGGATCTCCTCAAGGGTCTCCAGAAAGAGATCGCCGGGCTGGACTTCGAGCTGCTAATGATGAACCCTCGCCATGCCTCAAAGAGCCGTTATGAGCAAGACCGGATGAAGCTGGACTCGATGCGAAGCGCTGAGAGGGACTTCACGGATCTCAAGCGAGCACGAGCCACGGCGGAGAAACTACGAGCCAAGCTCCAGACCAAACGGGAATCCCTAGCTTCGGGTCGGGGATAACTACCCCGAAAAGTCTCCTGGTCTATATGACTACCGCCCAAGTTGGGTGAGAGGGAGATAAAAAGGCTCTGGACGTGCTCGGCGTCCGGGGTCTTTTCTTTCCCCTGCCTCTCTCTGGCGTATAGGTAGATATGGCTCCATTACTCTCGGCTGCTGCCTCCTACGGCGCTGGAAAGCTCGCCTCGTGGCTGACTCCCTCAAAATCGGGTCAAGCTCGCAAGGCAACCGAATCGGCTGCTACTACGCTCGATGGGTATCGTGGCGGGTGGGACGGCCTCACTCGGCAGGGTCAAGCGACTCTGGAGGGCTACTCTCCCCAACTCGACGAAGCCGTGGCGGACTACTCCAACTATCTCAAGACCGACTACGGAAACTCGGATCTCGACCAGGCGGAGCTGGCCGCACAGACCGAGGGAATCAACCAAGACGCGCAACGAGCTGCTGCACGAATCGCCCGGCAGACTCCAACCGACTCTGTGGGCTCCGGCGCTCTGATTGGGGCTCAGACCTCGATTGAGGATCGGAGACTTGCTGGCGTGGCGGGCGCTCGCGCCAAGATCGCCTCGGACAACATCCTTCGCCAAGAGCAAAGGAAACGGGCACAGATAGAGCTACTCGCCCAACAGATCGCACGGGGCCAGGGCCAGCTCGGGGCCGGGCTCTCCGGTGGTCAGGGGATCGCCGCGCAGCTCCTCCAGCTTAGGGGCGGACAGGAAGCCAACGCACTCAACCAAGACGCCGCGACTCTCCAGGGGTGGCAAGAGCTGGCGCGTCAGATCGCCATGGGTGCAGGAGCAGGGGGTGGAACCGGTGCCTAGTTCACTTTTACCGATCACGCGGGCTCAGTTTGTCCAGAACCTCGACGATAGTCTGGACTGGCTCGCTTCTCCCGCTGCGCTGGCTTACTCCAGTGTGCTGCCCCCCTGGGCGCAGAGTGGGCCGTGGGGCTGGCCTATGCCCTACATGAATGAAATGCTCTTCGGGGCCGGGAAGCTCGGAATCGAGACGGTACTTATTCCCCTGCTAAATCCTCTTGAGGGAGCCATCGAGCAAACGGCGGCATGGATCACAGGACTTAATAACTGGTTGCATTCTCGCGAAGACGACTGCGAAAGCTCGGAGGCTTTTGCCGACGCCGTAGAAGAGTATGCTGCTGAAAATGAACTAGGAAATGTGTGGGCAGAGTAACCTGAATGGATCATGTACTTGCATCAATATCAATGACAGGAACTCCGGGTATCTCTATCATCAGTCTTCTCATGGTTCTCTGGTGCAAAAAACCAAACGTGCGTACAGCATATTGGACGAAGGGGCGCATTTTGACTAATTTTCTGGCCCTAGGGTTGGGTTCGTTTATCTCATTCTGGGCGAAAGCCCCGGAAAGTGTAAATCTTGGCGCGGTTGGCGCTACGTTGTTGATTGGCATTGACACAATCTTCGGTGTTGCTGCCGCCGCGATGTTTCGGGAGTTTCGCTCTCGCCTGCTACGGGAGAGATTAGTCTCCAAATTCCTCTACTACGGCTTGTTTATCCTGACCGCCTACGTGCTTGGGGCACTACTTCAGGCGTATTGGATGATCGCGGGATGCTGGTACGCCGTGACCCTCATCGAGCTCGCCTCGGTCATGGAAACCCTGACCCGTCTCCACGTCAAGGGTGGGAAGAGGTTCGGGCCTGCTGAGAAGCTGCTGGGGCTGTTTGCGAAAGCCATGGGAGAAGCGGCAAAAAGCGCACTGCCTAACCCCAGAGAAGAGAAGAAAGATAAAGACGATGAACCTAAGTAAAGTCTCTCGGTGGCTTATTCGACAGGCTCTTGGCTCCAAGCGCGGCGACGTGGTTGTCGCCATGCTGGCCGGGCCGATTGGCTCCATTATAGACATGGCGCTCTCTGGCCGGGCATCTGACGCACTTTCGCGGCTCGATGAGGCTTTTGGCGCTCTCAGGGACGCGATTGATATACCGTCGCGAGGTGCAGAGTGATTGTTGTTTGCGGAGACGCAGGGCACGGGCAGGACTCCCGAACCCCTGGAGTGTTTGACCCTGGGGCGACGGCGGCAGGGCTGCGCGAATCTGACCTCACGATGGCGATTGTCGTCGCTGGGGCGTATGTCGCCAAGAACTTTTACGCAGGGAGAATACAGTTCATCCTCACCCGCGATACCCTCACCGAGTCGGCTCCGCTCCGAGGGCGCACCGCCGAGGCCATGCGCGAGGGAGCACAGTACCTTATCTCCTGCCACCTCAACAGCGCCACTCCTGCCGCCACGGGCATAGAGACTTTCTACCGCTCTGGAGACGCTGGCGATAAGTGGCTGGCGGGAGTTGTGCAGAAAGCTGCTCTCTCGGCGTTTGGACTGCGCGACCGTGGACTAAAGACGGAGGAAGATTCCCAACATGCGACGCTCGCCATTCTACGCGGATCCACTATCTCTATCCCGGCTTGCCTTTGCGAGTTTGGATTTATCACGAATGCCAATGACCGGGCCTCTATCTGGGGCGAGGACGACCGAGACGGACGCATTGCATTTTGGAGCGATGTTTTCGACGCTATTTTAGAGCGTGAGGGTAAATAATGAGTTCGCCACTTCTTGCAGTACTGACCCACTTCTGGGCACTTAATGAGACATCAGGCAACCGCATCAACTCCCTAGGTGCTGCACCTAACCCATTTGTCCCATCTGGCACAATCACCAAGATCGCCGGGCAGATTGCTGGAGGCGGGCAGGCCGACCAGTTCGGCGCAACCTACGGCGATGCACTTCTAGCCACGGGCGCTTCTGCCGTGGACTTCTCGGGCGATTTCTCAATGGGCCTGTTCGTCAGAATGCCTAACCCGAACCCTGGCAGTGTTTCGATTTTTGGCCGTGGTACTTGGTACGACCGCTTTGACTTCGTGCTCTGGTCTGGATCTGGTTCTGTGTCGGCCTATCTTGGCAACGGTACAACATCGCCTGCCGTCCCTCCGTTCTCTGACGCTGACCCGATTGACCCGCAAGCCTACGCCAATAACAGCATCACTCATAGCACTTGGGTGTGGATTGGTGTCCGGCACGTTGTCGCCACCAAAACGCTGACGTTCTACTTAGGGCAAGCGCAATCTGGAGGATCGCTTCGGGCGGTGAGCCGAACCTACACGGGCACGATTGTAGACTCTACCCTCCCCCTGCGAATCAATGGCCTCGCCGCCAACGCGTCGCCACACCATGCCGCTATCGCCGTGCAGGGAGCGTTTTATGCTCCCAGCGCCCTAAGCGATAAGAACTTTCTGGCGCTCTACAACCTAGGGCAAGGACTCCTCCCTCCGTTCACTGCCTACCCTAGCGAGGGCGCTATCCCTGGCCTCACGACAAAAGCGCGGATCTGCGTGGTAACGGCTCCGCAAGTGCTGGGCATGGGGCAATCATGGGCGGCGACGGGGCAAGATACATGGCTTACTCCCCCTCTCAATGTCACGCGTCCCACAACAGACCTAGAGCTCGGGTTCGTCAATGCTCGCACGAGCTTTACCGAGGGTGAGGGCGTGGAGCCTGCGAAACAGGCCACCATCACAATCAGCGCGGCGTACTTCGTGGAAGGTGACACCGCCTCGATCCCCCTGACGTTTGGCGGAGCCAGCAGCAAGACTCTTGCATGGGGTGAGGTGGCTTATGCTGACCCGATCAATCGTGTCTTCTTCCCAAACCAGAATATCAGGGTGCTCACGTACGCCTCTGCTGCTGGTGGGATTCTCTTCATGCCTACCACGATGCAGCTCACAGGCACATCGGGGCGGCGTGGCACAGGGACGAACACGACAACCAACATTGACCCCGCCAACTACACGACCGATAGAACGTCGTATGGTTATGGCCCCTCGTTCATTCGTGGGCGGATGGTCGGCAATGCGATTGCTGACCGGGAGCTTGTTGCCCGTGGCGACTCTATCGCCGCTGGGCCTGGGACGTACCTCTACAACCTTGCGGCGACCAATGGCATACCGACCACTCAGCTAGGCGTCGCGGGGATGAGAGCGGCGACGACGGCGATTGTCGCAAACGACCTATCGGGTACGGTGCTGACCAAAGCCTCTGAGCAAGTCATAGACCAGCTTGGCGTAAATGATGTCTGGGGCAACTTGGGATATGCGTCACTCCTGGCTTCAAAAACAACGTGCTGGACGCGCTGGTGTGGCTCAGGGAGTCAAGTCCGTAAGCTGATCGCCACGACGCTGACCCCGATTGCGACAGGCAACGCTGGGCAGACAAGCGCCCGTGCGAGCTGGCACACACTCCTGCGCTCCGGCACGAACGCCGAGCTCGGGGCGCTGACGGGCAGGCCGACCCTCGTGTTTCGCTGGAACGGTAGCGCGTTCGTCTCGTCGGGTGCTCGCTCCACTGGGGCGGGCTGGCCTCTTGATTTGTACGTCATAGATACGGCGGCGGTCTGCGAGACAAACCACCTCGCCAATGACAACACATGGAACACGGTAGTCACGGCGGGAAAAATCGTCGCGTCGGCGGGGACGATCTCTGACCAGATCCACCCGATTGCTGCTGACGCTGAAGCAATGAGGGTGCTGCTGCAACCTCAGTTTGACATTGCGGTAGCGGCAGAACTACCAGCGATACCAGTATCTATAGCCCGCCGACGGCTTGGTGTCGGCATAGGAATAGGAGTTTAATATTATGCCATTGCCAACAGTTGAGAACGGGCGCACGGCTTTACGATTCGAAGCGGTTACGCCTAGCAATTCGACGCCATTTCCGGGCGGGCGCTGCTCGGCCCTGTTTATTGGAGTCGGCGGAGACGTTACCATACTAAATTCGGACGGGACGGCCGTCACTTTCAAGAATTTAGCCAATGGGTCGTATCTGGATTGTAAAACCACGCGCGTCAATGCGACAGGTACGACAGCTACTGATATAGTCGCGCTTTACTAGTTACTAGAAAAAAAGCCTCCTGCGTGAATCACGCAGGAGGCTTTTTCTTATCCTTTGAGCCGTTTCTCCAGCTCGGGCAGGTTCCATTCCGAAACCATTTGCTGGAGTAGGTTAATCTGTCCCTCATGTTGGATCGGTCTATCAAAGCGGAAGCGTATTCGGAGGCGGGCTCTCTCCTGGGTTTTCTCCACCACGATCTTCTCGACGAGGGCGTTTATCACCACGGATCTCTCTTCCCTCGTCAGGCTCTCCAGTCTTCCCTGGAGGGTCTCGGCAAGGGTTTCGACTTCTAAGACCGCCATCTGGGCTTCTTTGTCGGCGAGGGCGATCTTCTCGGCGTCCATGCGCAGCGCTTCAAGCTGGCCTCGTAGCGCTTCGGTCTCCGCCATGAGATCGTCTATCTGCTCGTCCAGCTCGGTCTCGGTGATGGTTCCTCGGCGATACAGGGAGAGGATTCGGGCTCGTTGCTCTTCTCGGTCGGCTAGGGCCGTCTGGAGCCTTGTGAGGTCTGGGACGGGCGTGGGGGCGTGTATTCGCTCACGGAAGGCTTCTGCGAGCACTTGGGGGCGCTGGAGTATGCCAGAGACGGCTCTCCAGACATCCGCCTCGATTGAGCCGGGCATAGAGGGCGAGCTGCACTTCTCCCCTTCTGGCTGGCGGTGGCCTCCGGCTCTCCAGTTGCATCGGTAGATTATCCCTTTGGCGTGGTCGGTGGCGTCCGCCTGGTCTGGGTTCATCGTCAGGCCCGTGTAGGCATGTCCACACTCGCCACACCACAGGAGCCCGCGAAGAAGATAAAGTCTCTTTGCTGCTCTTCCTCGGAGCCGTCGGTTCTTCTCGATCTGGTCGTTTGCTCTCTGCCAGAGCCCATCCTCGACGATACGGGGAGCTGGCGAGAAAGTGACGGGAAGGACACTGCCCCCTACCGCGTCGCCGTGGCGGTGCTGGCCGCGATAGACGGGGTTCTGGATCATACGAGAGACGACGGCAGCACTCCAGCACTTCCCACTCCAGGAGGGAACGCCCTGGGCGGTGAGCCGGATCGCCATAGCGTCGCATGATCCCCCTTTGGCGAGCTCCTGGAAGATCTCGCGGACGAGCTGCTGCTCGGACTCGGGGCCGAGGACAAGGTGGGCCTGATGGCGTTTCCCCTCGATCCGATACCCATAGGCGCACTTGCCACCAAGCCAGCCTCCCTCTCGCGCGCGTCGCCTCATTCCGGCGCGTGTCTGCTCCAGGATGTTCTCCCGGTCCAGCTCGGAGATTGAGGCGAGAATGGTCACGATGAAACGGCCAATGGCGTCGGCGGTGCTGAAGGGTTCGGTGATACTGGTGATGGTTGCGCCCGCCTGGTCGCACGACTCGATGAAGTCCAGGACGACTCTGGTTTTTCTCCCGAGGCGTTTGACGTTTTTGAAGGCAACGGCGGACACTTCCCGGCGCTTGATCGCCTCCAGGAGCTTCGAGCCCCCAGGCCGGTCGGACATGGGCAGGGTTCCCGTCACGCCGTCGTCGAGGTACCGCCCGCCGTCCTGGTGGCCGTGTAGGTCAATCCACTTCTCATAGAGTAGGATTTGATCTTTGATTGTCTCCCGGTCGGCCTGGTCGTCACTGGAGACACGGGCATAGAGTGCTACTGTCATGGGTGGTTACTTGCTCGGGGTGCTATTTAAGTTTGCCCGCTTGCCAAAAAAATATAGCTCGACTTCTTTGGCGATTCGGTGCTGGAGGCTCTCTCGGTTGTCGTCGTAGCGCTCGATCCCGTTTCGGATCTGTCCCCCGTCATGGTGGCAGAGGAGATGGTGGGCGAGCTCGTGGCAGACCTGGCGGCAGATAGTCCACTCGTCCTGGTCGGGGTCGTAGAAGATCTCTCGGGTCGTCCAGTTGTACATCACCTGGTCTCGGTCTTCCTCGGCAAGCGGCAGGACACTGGCCCCCAGCTCCTTCGCGGCGGCAACCCACGAAGACGCCTTGGAGGTGTCCCTCTTCCCCAGGGCGGACTGGATCGCCCGACGAACCCACCGAGAATACTCCTGCACGTCCGGCTTCCCCCAGGCCTGGGCCACTTTGATTTTGTCGTTACCAAAAAGTAACTTTAGATACGCTAAACTTTTACCCACTGCGTTATCTCCGTGATTTTTATTTCTTCTTTTAAAAGTTTCAGTCTGTGGCGAGTATGTCCATTCCATTGTCTCTTAGTTTTTTTATGGATGCGTCGGATTTAAGTTTTAGATTTTCTAAATTCCACATACTAAAAGAGTACATTGAGACTACGAGGCTTATTAAAAAATATACTAAAATGTGTGATTGAATTGATTCTTTTTCTAAAGTAACAACCCAATCCGTTTTTTGGACGGTTATAAATATAAGATAAACTCCCGAAATGATTACGGGTATAGCGAATCCTTTTGTTTTTCTTATTGATTCTGTCCCTGCGAAAAAAAGAACAAGTGCGGTCGGAATGCCCACAAAAATCAAATACCCGCCTACGAAGCCGCCTGCTATTATTTCACCAATCTTATTCACTCGTCTATAACCGTGATACCTTTCCGTCGTCCGCGAACAATTACCTCGTCAGGCTCCTCACCCGTGAGCGGAGCGCCCGCTCGTCTCATTGCTCCCGCGACAGCAACAGCCGCCCCTTTCGCTGCGGAGAGAACTGGATTGTCACCCGTGTAGGCCATGAGCTGCCGCTGGAGTTCTTCCTCGTTTGGGGTTCGCTCGATCTCACCACGAGACCCTTCCGCACTCCTCTTCGCGGCGGCGAGTGCGCCGTCCACATCCCCCAGCGCTTCTCCCAGCGCCGCCACCACTTCGACTTCTAGGTTACCTACGCCGTTTTCCAGGCGAGAAATCCCGGATTGGTCTATGCCCACGAGAAGCCCGAGTGCCCCTTGCGTGAGATCTTTTTCCCGTCGCCGACTCTTTAGCCATCGGTGGAACGGTTGATCAGTTATCGTTGCCATGTTTACGAAGTGCATTCTATACCCCTATGGCATAAAAAGACACGCAACTCTAATGAAAGTTGCGCTTCCATATGCTCATATGGTATAAATTATTCAATGACTGAAACGACTCGGATCACAACTAAAAAAGGTCGTCCATTGAAGGAGACCGGATTTAACCAGAAAGAGATCGCCTCACGATTGGGGGTTACCCAACCTACTATTTCTCGCTGGCTATCTGGAAAAAGAGCGTTGCGGCTGACCGATATTCCGAAACTTTCTGAGGCGACGGGGCTCTCTTGCGAAGAAATAATCAAGAGACTTGCCCCTTTTTTGCTTGCATAATATGCAGATATGGCATAAAATATAAGCATGAGAAACGACTTCAAACCCAGCACCTCCCGCATTATCGCGGAGACCATCTTGGCGAACCGTGCAGCAAAGCGAGCTACTCACTGCCCTGAGTGTGGTGGCTCTACTCGTTCTGCTCTTCGCGACGGTCGCCTCGTGCGCGTGTGCTCTGACCGATCCTGCAACTGGGGCGGCGAGCATATGGCGGCAGAAGAGGCGGCGGCACGGGCGGCGAGCCTGGCTTGTGGGGTGGCGGCATGAATCCGATCTATCTTCTTACTTCTGGTGGCGCGCTTGTGGCCTTTGGGCCTGGGCTTGTGCTTTGTACTCAAAATGGCTCGGTTGTGATTGGCAATACGAACGGTGTTTCAATGTGGGAGACTGTTCTCTGCACTCCTGAGACACTCGAAGCCAGTGATGTCATTTTCCAGTTTGCTTATACGATGTCGGTCTGTCCTGCTGGTTCGGTTCTTCGCTGGGATGAAGACTACGACGCCGTTCAGGTGGTGGCGAAATGACCCTCTCATCTCCTCCCCCCGTTTCCTCCCTCGTCGTAGATGGTATGCCCACCCGTGCTGCTAAGGCGCTCGCCACGACATGCCAGCGCGCCGAGACTCTCCAGGCGGACGGCTACAAGTTCACTCGTCGGCCTGGTACCTCGATCTGGGACTGCCAGAAGCCCGCGACGATCAACAAGCGCACGGGTGAGATTATCGAGCACGATCCGTACGTGGTGGATCTCCGCCAAGACGACGGCGTGTGCTCCTGTGAAGGCTTCCGGTACTACGGACACTGCAAACACGAGCGGGCTTGTCGAGCTGCCGTGTGCGAGGCGCTGGAGCTGCTCTTGGGGAAGGACGGTGCCAAGTGAAGTTAAACCGAAAGACTCGCTGGGTCAAAGTTCGCCGTCAGAGGATCGCGATGTGTCGCCGATTTTCGTCGTCTTGGGCGAAAAAATACCGAGAGGCTAAGGCCGGTTTGTATCCCGAAGTCATCATTCGGATGGTTAGCAAGAGGCTTGCCTTCTGGACATTCCAGACTTTTAACGCGATTTCTAGCAAGCAAACGCCGTACAAGAAATCTAGCTATGACGTGTCCAGAATAATCAGAGAGGAAGCGTCATGAGTATGATTCGCTTCGGACGGTGCGCCCGGTGTGGTGGTGCTTGTCCTGTTCATTATTCCTACTGTGCGGCGTGTGAGGTTGGCTCTCTTCGCCTCTTGACGACCATTGCTCAGATGTTGCGCAAGGAAGAGAAGCTGCGGGAGATTCGCTTCAATGTGGCGCTCTGGCTCCGCCTCTTCTCCATTGCCTGGCTTATCCTGGCGGTGGCTCCGACTCTTGACCACGGGACTTCTGTCGGGAAGGGTCTCGCCCTGGGCGCTCTGGCTTTCTTCTGGCTCCTCGCCTGGGCCGTGTCTCCTAGTCCTTGGACTCGACGGGGGGCACGATGAGCACGAGCACGAAACCCGAGAACGTCGCCGTGGCTAAGGTCGTCGCCCTGGAGTCCCTCATGGTTCGCCCTGGGCACAATCCCAGAACCATCAAGGATAACTCGGCGGACTTCGATCTCATTCAATCCGTCAAGCAATCCGGGATTCTCCAGCCGCCTCTTGTGCGAGCTGCCAAGGAACCGGGGAAGTTCTACATCGTGGCGGGTCATCGTCGGGTCATGGCGGGAAACGATGTCGGGATTAAGGAAACCCTCTGTCTGTGCCTCCCGTGGCGTCCCGAGGCGGAGATAGCTGCCGGGGATCTGGTGTCGGCGATTGTCGAAAACCTCCACCGAAAAGCGCTTGATCCTCTGGAGAGGGCACGGGCCTTTGATCGCCTGCGACGAATGGGCATGAGCCAGAGAGAGATTTCAAAGGCTGTCGGTGTGACGGATGCCCATGTTCATCGCGAGCTGGGCTTTCTGACCCTGCCCGCCTCGGTGCAGACCCAGATCACGACGAAAGAGCTGTCTAAAGAGGCGGCTCGTCCCCTGGTGGAGCTCGTCCAGGCGGGAACCCCGACAAAGCGCATTACTGCGATTGCCAACGAGTGCGCGCGTGAGAAGGCTCCCGAGTACGTCGTTCGTGAGAAAGTCCGGGCGGAGAAGACAGGGACAGAGCGGCAGGCTCCTCCGGCTGAGATTGAGATTTACTGGTGGGCTCGCACGAAGTACGGATCGGTGGATAAGGCGCTTATGCGTCTTCGTGAGCTGGAGGGTGAGAAGAAGTGAAGTCTACCCAGAAACCCGTCGAGATAGTCGTCGAGTTCACTCCAGGCGGGGAGAAAGCCTCTCTCCTGACGGTGGTGAACCGACTCCTCGACGACATCCTGACGACTCCCCGAGTTGGCTCTGGCGTATTGGTCTCTACCACGACCGAGAGCAAGGTGAGCAAGTGATCCCCAACCCGTCCCAAACGCACGAGGTTTTTCTCTCCTCCGAGGAGCTGCGGAAGATCTGCGCTGCCGATGCTGCGCTTCTCCCGACTCCGGGCGACTGGCAGAAATACTTCCGGGCGGTCAATGGGGAAGCCTGGTGGGACGAGTTTAAGCGGGTTCATCCGAAGAGTGTGGCGATTGTTGAGGATCAACCTCGACGAAAGCTTATCGTGAAAGTGGAGGGTCTGTAATGTCCGAGTATCTCCTCGCGCTTGACCCTTCCACGGATTTTACCGGAGCTGCATTCCTTGAAGTTTTGGAAGACGGGAGTGTCCGCCTCTTGGCCGTGACTTCCTTCGATGCTTTCGAGCTGGCGTGTCAGCCTCGATCACGAACGGCTCTCAAAGACCGGATCGGGCGTATGAGACAGACTCGGGCCGCCCTGGCCGCCTGGATCGGCGGACTTGACCACACTCCTACCGCCCTGGCCTATGAGACCCAGAGCGGACGGGGACACGCTTCCTCTGAGGCGCTGGTGATGGCGGTGGGTGCCTACATTACCCTGTCTCGCCTGGATGGGCTGGAGCCTATCGAGATCAACCGGGCGGCGGGGTGTGCAGCCGTCGGGGCGTCGGGGGTGTACTCACAGTCGGCGGGCAAGACCAGCGCCGAGAGAGACGCCAAGCGGGCACGGCTTAAAGCCTCGGTGATCGCCGGGGTGAATCGAATAATGGGGCTCAGTCTCCAGGCAGACCAGGACGCCGAGGCGGACTCCATAGCTGTCGGCCTGGCCGCTGCGAAGAAGATGGCGATTATGGCTAAGGCCAAAGCGACGAAGAAGACGAGATTGAAGAAGTAATGCTGATACGTTTCTCTACATTTACGGGCGTTCTGGATCGGATGCCGGTGGGCAAAATTGAGGCGTGGGATATTTTCTCGCGCCGGTTTGCTCGCCACACTGTCCAGCCCGCCAAAGCTGACGGCAAGCAGGCGAAGGGCTCTCTGTGGTCTCCGACTGTCTACGCGCCGGGTGAGACTCGGGGGGCTGCGGGCGTCGAGCTGGTGACGTGCTTTGTCGCCGATGTGGATGACGGTACCGACTGGAGTGAGCTACTCCCCAACTGGTCGGGCTTGGTCTGGGCTCTCCACTCGTCTTTCTCGTCCACTCCGGAGAAGCCCAAGTGGCGGGCAGTGTTTCCCTTGAGGAAGGCTGTTCCTGCCTCGGCATGGGCGTCTGTGTGGGCGAAGCTTAATCGAGAGATCATGGGCGGACACTGCGACGCCGCCACGAAAGACCCGAGCCGGATCTACTTCTGGCCGTCGTGTCCCGAGACTGGGCTGGAAGACGCCTTTGTTTATGCTCACGGGGGCGAAGAGGATGTCTTTCTGGATCACACGATCTTTGCCGATCCTGAGCCTGTCAAGCCAAAGGATACTACTGCGGCTTTGCGATCGCTTGCTGGTTCAGTTTCTTCCGATGTCTCCAGTGCGAAACTTCTGGAGAAATATATCGGGCTGGCGAGGCCGGGCGGGCGGAATCGAACCGCCTTTGACTTGGCTCTCCAACTCCGCGACAATGCCTTCTCGGCGGGCGAAGCGCTTGCCTGCCTTGCTGACTTTAAGGCCGCCATGGGATCCGACTTTGACGACGACATGGAGCACATCTGGGAGCAGGCCAACAATCGAGCAGCTCGGCAACCTTGGACCAGGACTGAGCCGAGGCCAAAGAGTACCGGACTGCCTTCTCGAAACTTTGCTAAGGTCGAAGATGATGACTTCATGGGATCGGTTCCCGCAGTTTCAGGAAGTGTTCTTGGTGAATCGTACATCACGGAGAAGTGGACGGACGTTGGCAACAAAGAGCGGTTTTTGACCCACTTTGCAGACCAGATCCGCTTTGACCCGACTCGCGGCTGGATGGTCTGGGATGGCAAGCGGTGGGAGCAAGACGTGGATGGCGGTACCGTGCTGCACTTTGGGGTGATGGTGGCCCGCTCTCTCTATGAAGAGGAAGAGCCCAAGGACGAGAAGCAGTGCCAGCTCTGGCGGCAGTTCGTCAAGGCAAGCAACCAGGCGGGAAAGATTCGCTCGTTTCTGGATCTGGCAAAGTCTGACCCTCGCATTCGTGCCACGGCTTCGACATGGGATTCCGATACGATGGTGATCAACTGCCAGAACGGTATCCTCGATCTTCGGACGGGAACCCTACGGGATCATGATCCCCTAGCCTACTGCACGTACATCAGCAAGGCGAGCTACAACAAAGACGCTAAAGCGCCGCTCTGGGAGAAGTGTCTGACGACGTGGCAGCCTGATACCGAGATTCGCGGGTACCTCCAGCGCTTCTCCGGCTACAACCTGACCGGGGAAACCGGCGAGCAGGTCGTGGCGTTCCACTTTGGCGACGGCGGCAACGGCAAGAGTATCTATACCTCGATGGAAGAGTTCGTCATGGGCGACTATGCGACTCGCGTTCCCTTTGCTGTCTTGACGGATGATAAACCTCGGGGTGGTCAGGCAAGCCCGGATATCGCGCGCCTGGCGGGCCGTCGAATGGTCATCGGCTCCGAGATCATCGGCGGGCGTGGATTCAATGAGAGCCTGATCAAAGACCTTACTGGCGGCGACGTGATTATCGCACGGCACTTACACGCATCGCCTTTTGAGTTTGTCCCGAAGTTCAAGCTGACTCTCTACGGCAACCACAAGCCCCAGATCCGCAACCAAGACGAGGGAATCTGGCGGCGTCTACCTCTTATCGAGTGGAGTGTGACAATTCCTCAAGAGGATCGCGATAAGCATCTTCTGACGAAGCTCCAAGCCGAAGTAGACGGGATCTTCGCCTGGATGGTGGCGGGCTGCTTGGCGTGGCAGGAGCACGGCCTGGGAACCCCCGAGGCCGTTCTGGAGAGCTCCGCCTCTTACCGCGAGGAGCAAGACCAGATCGGCAAGTTTCTTAAGGAGTGCTGCGTGGCTCGTCCTGGCGTCTGGTGCTCGACCAAGGAACTCCGGAGCGCCTACGATACCTGGTGCGAGGACAATGGGGAGAAGTGGCACGCATCCCCTAACCAGTTCAGCGAGCGACTTCGACGGGCGGGCGGATCGCCGTCGCCTGTACGTAAGATCGCCGGTAAGGCCGTTCGGGGCTGGGACGGGATCGCCATCGCCTACGAAACGGACGAGCTGGACATGGCTGAACCGACTGGAGAGCCCCAAAAAGCCCAAAAAGTCGGTTTAGAATCTGCAAAGGTTACACCGGAAAATCCGCCTCTACATCTACGGGTTACACCGGTTACACCGGAACCCTATTACACACGTACGCGTACGCGCACACATACACAAAATATAGATTCTGGTGTAACTGGTGTAACCGGTGTAACCGGTAACGAAGAAACTAAGAAAAAGCCTGCCTTGGTGGGGCTTGCTCCCTCGATATCCGATTTCCCGGAGAATCCCCCACCGAAGGCTGACCATGACCCCGCCGACACGCTGGCGGTCAGAGTCTATGAGAAGGCTCTCATCGAGTGGACACGTCGAGACTTCAACTCGGGCAAGATCGCTGCCTCAAGCGTTTCTCAGGCGGCAGTGTGGGCCAAGCTGGAAGCCGAGCTGGAAGAGCTGCGCATTCTGCACGACACGCCTGGTCGGTATGAGGAGGCCAAAGCGGCGGAGCCTGAGCTGAGAGCCCGGATGTTTACACTGGCGTCCTGGTGGCGGCGAACGTGTCCCCTGCCAAAGTCTGGGGGTGGGTCGTGACGAGTGTCCAGCCACTCACGGACTCTCAGAGGGCGCTCGTGGCGTCGTCCGTGGGCATTGCGAGCCTGATCGCCTATGAGTTCAGCCACAAGCCCGAGGAGGTCAAGGAATTGGTCTCTGTGGGGCACACGGCGCTTCTCTCGGCGGTCGTCTCGTGGGACTCTGCGCGTGGCCCCTGGTCGGCCTATGCCCGCCTGGTCGTGCGCAGCCGAATCAAGGATCACTATCGAGCGAGCAAACGGCAGGAGACCCGTGACGTGATTATCACTCAGGCCATGATCTGCAAGGTTGAGAGGGATAACGCCGGGGCCGTGGGCGTCGGTGATGTCTCAGAGCTGGCGAGTATCTACCAGAGGGCGCTGGAGGGCAAAGAGGAGGAGCTGCGCGTGTTCGAGCTGCACACGCTGGACGGGATGAACTTCGGGGAGATTGGGCGGTACCTGTCTATCCCAGCGGTGCGGGCTTGGAGTATCTACCAGAAAGCACTGGAGAGTATTCGGAGTCAGACGGCTTCAGAAACTCATGGAGGCGACACTACCACATGAAACTTCTTGATCTCTTTTGTTGCCAGGGTGGCGCTGCCATGGGCTATCATCGTGCGGGCTTCGAGGTGATTGGTGTGGACATTAATCCCCAGCCACGATACCCGTTTGCTTTTGTCCAGTGTGACGCGCTGGAGTTTCTAGCTAAACACTGGCGGGAGTTCGACGCCATACACGCTTCGCCGCCTTGTCAGGCGTTTTGTGCGCTCAAGGGGATGCCCAACTATAAAGAGCACCCCAACCTGATCCCCCAGACCCGTGCGCTTCTGAGAGCGACCGGCAAACCCTACGTGATTGAGAACGTACCCGGCGCTCCTCTGGAGAATCCCGTAATGCTTTGCGGGACGATGTTCGGATTGTGTACTACGTGCGGGGCGGAGTTGCGACGGCACCGCTTATTTGAGACCAACTGGCTGCTTCTTTGTGGCCTTACGTGCCGTCATGGCAAAGTGGCTCGACGAGCCATCACGGTTACAGGGCACACCGCGATGAGTGACTCATCGCGGTGGAATCGCAGGAAAACCATAACTGTTACGGGATCGACCGCTCAGCAGAACGTAGTCAGAAACGAAGAGAGAGAAACGTTTGACGTGAAAGCCGCGCAGGAGGCAATGGGGATCAACTGGATGCCGATGAAGGGGCTCTCTCAGGCGATTCCTCCTGCCTATACGGAGTTCATAGGTCTGCAACTAGCCCAACAGGCGAGAGGTGTCTCGTGAAAACGTGCGGCGACTTTGGCGGTATCTCTGTTCAGACTAAAAACCCGTGTGGGCGGGCTGCGGGATGGGGAACCAATCACAACGGAACTGGGCGGTGTCGTCGGCATGGCGGGAATGTTCTTGCTGGCCCCGCTCACCCCAATTTTGTCCACGGGAAGCGATCCCGGTATGCTCACCGACTCTCGGCGGATCAGCAAGACGACTTCCACGAGGCGCTCGCAGCCCCCGATCCGTTCGACCTGGTGGACGAGCTGGCCTTGGTGCGAACCCTACTCACCCAGGAGATCTCGTGCGGGCCTGACCTCTACTCCCTGCGCCGGATACTCCACCAAGCGGACGAGATCATGGAGGAAGTCCTGGGCGGCGGTGGTGGGCGTGTGGAAGTGGCTCTCGATGCCGTGGGGATCGCCTCGGCGGACGACTGGGACGAGGAAGACAACCGGAAGACCGCCGAGACCCTGGAGGGTGAGGCGCTTGAGAAAGTCCACGGGCTGATTCGGGAGGCCTACGAGCTTCTGACAGGCCAGCAAGTGCGTACCAGCGACTCAAAGGCCATTCACGCGCATGTGGCGGCTCTGCGCGGGCTTGTGGACACTTCCGCCCGTGTTATGGACATTCGGGCCAACTCGTTTACACGGGTGCAGTCTCAGGCGCTAATCGCTCGCGTCGTGGAGCTGATCGGTACGAACGTCAAAGACCCCCAAGACCGGAAGCGTGTACTGACTGCCTTGACGTATCTCTCGGCAGAAGTCGCGCCCGCTCATCAGATCGCAGGAAAGAAAGACAGAGGTTAGGTTGTATGAATACTTACAAGAAAATTGATGGCGTGAACTACGTTTCTCGCCCGGTGCCGAGTGCTAATGGTGTGGTGGACGTTCCAGGGATTACGGTTCGGGCGCTTCGAAGGGCTCTGGAATCCGCCGACCCTGACGCGATGGTGACTTACGTTTTTGAGCAAGGCGAGGTCGTGAACTTTGGCGTTATTGCGGGAGCTGCGATAGGCAATGATCTGGTGGCGCTCATCGGGCCGGAAGTAGCTACCGGACTGAAGGAAGCGGGCTACTCTGCTGAAGAGTCTTGCCCCGTTGCCCCGACTCCCGAGCCCCCGCCCGTAGACCGATCCGCTAAGACTACGACCAACGGTACTCCATACGATCCACTGAATCCCAATGGGGGGACGCGGGCCGATGGGATGCACGAACGCTATGTCGTACTCACCGAGGAAGAACGCGCGAAAGGATTTGTGCGCCCGGTGCGCGATGCCTACAAGCACTTGACTTGCGGAACGGTTACCACCATGGGCCGCTCTATCGCCGAGACCTACGCACGAGACCCGAAGTTCTATGGAGCTACCTACTGTGTCAAGTGCCAGAAGCATCTCCCGGTAGGTGAGCAAGGGGAGTTTGTCTGGTACGAGAACGACGGTTCTATCGGGCCGAAAGTGGGAGTGTGACGGCATGAACACAAGCCAAGCTACACGGCTTATGCGCCAACGCATAGCCAAAAGGACAGCACTATCGGACGTTGGCCGGGCGGAGAACCAAAGAGGTGTAATACCTCCGACAGACATTCGCGTCCAGGGCGCTGCCGTCGAGGAGCTTGAGGCGGAGATAGATCGCCTCCAGAAACTAAACGAGAACCAGGCCCAAACCATTCGAGTCCAGGCGGCAACTATCGCCAACCTTCTCGCGGGAGATCGGGCTGCCTTCGTCAGCCCGATCGTTATCGAGGCTGATCTCTAGTGACTCGTCGCATAGTCTCCAGCCCGAGATTTCAGTGTGTGGGGAAGATGGCCTTCGGGACCAGGGCGGCGGCGACTCGTCAGCTCGTCATGGTCTACGGCTCTTCCCCTGGGCGCGATCTCATGGAGGTGTACAACTGTCCGAAGTGCAAATCCTGGCACTTCGGACACGCGCCGGGAAGCCACTGGGCGCTTTTGCGTCCGGCTGGCAAGCCGTGGAACAAGCGCCCGCGTGACTGGGAGAAACGCCAAGCGCTGGAGGAGAGTCTGTAATGTCTCGCGTTGATACAAACCTCAGTCTGAAAGAAAGATTTTGCCCGCTTGCCGCTAATCCAAATATCACTGGTGGCGAAGCGGCTTTCGTTCTATCGTCTGAATGCGAGCATGCAATAAAAATCCTTTTCAATAATCCTTCGTTAGATTTTTTAGCATTAGAAAATCCCGATTTTTGTCGTTCGTGTGGTTCATATGGCGTTCATTGGTTATTAGGAAGTATTGACGAGATACCGGAGATGATTCTGCATTTACTGGCAAGGGGTACTACCATTCCCGAAACATATTCTAGGATTGGGCTCCGCTGGTATTTCGGTCGCGCTTCGTATGTGAAAAGATGGCATGCTGTCAAGTCAGGTTCGCGTCGAAGACAGCTTGAGGGAGAAGGGCGGTACCTTGCTGATCTGCTGGTTCATAGCAAGCGCCCCTTGTCTTTGTTCTCGGAGGAGAGTCTGTAATGTCTGCTCGTGGCTTTGATACCGCTCCCCTGACGACCGGGAATCTCCTGGCGGGGATGCTGGAGCTGCTCGCCTCGGAGTGGGGCGAAACCCTCGGGGACGCCTCTCCCCTGCCCGGACACGAGCAACAGTGGGAAGACTGGCTCACTCGCCACTTATCCGACATTGCCTCGGCTCCTCTTGCTGCGCACCACCGACGGCTTTGGGAGTGGTTTGAGGGTCTGGAAGTTGGCAAGCGCCAAGCGGCGTTCGTGGAGTGCTGGCCTCGTGGCGGTGGGAAGTCCACGACCGTCGAGCTGGCCACGGCGCGCGCGATCATCCGGGCGTCGCGCTCGTTCATCCTCTACGTGTGCGCCACGCAAGACGCTGCCGATAAGCACGTCCAGGACATCCAGGCGACACTGGAAAGCCTCGGGGTCGGGCGGCAGGAGTCGGTCTATGGGATCTCCAAAGGCTGGCGGCAGAACTACCTCCGAACCGAGAACCATGTGACGGTCATGGGGATCGGTCTTGATAAGAATGTGCGCGGGCTCAAGGTCGGCGGGCGTCGGCCTGATCTGATCATCCTCGACGACATAGACGACGAAGCAGACGGTCCTAAAGCTGTCCTGGGGAAAGTGGATCGCCTGACCCGCGCAGTACTTGGTACCCGTGCTCCAGACTGCTCCGTGGTCTTCATCCAGAACCTGATCCACTCGGGCGGGGTAATGGCTCGCCTCAAAGCGGGGCGGACTCGTATTCTGTCGGATCGCCTCCCCTACCAGGAAGTTCCCGCGATACTGGGGCTCGTGACTCAGGAGCAACGTGGGGCGGACGGGAACACGCGCGACATCATCGTCGAGGGGACGCCGACTTGGGCCGGGCTCGATCTGGCGGCATGTCAAGCCAAGATTGACGACGATACCTTGCCCGCGTTCCTTTCTGAGTCTCAGCACGTCATGCGCCAAGGTGGCTCCGTCTTCTTCCCCGAGTTCCTGCGCCTCAAGGATGGCAAGCCGTGGCACTGCATTGGGCCTGTCAAGATTCCCAAACACTGGCCCGCTCAGGGTGGGCTGGACTACGGTACCCGCGCTCCGTTCGCGTTCACTCTGGATCGGTTCGGCCCGCGTGGCGAAAGAGTAACCACACGCGAGATCTACCAGGCGGGCAAAGACAGCAAACAGCAAGCTGCGCTCGTGCGGGCTCTGCTCATCGAGGAGGGTCTTCCGCTCGATACCCCGATCTATGGCGACTCCGCGATGTTCCCGGCGGCTGGCGAGCCCAAAGTGGGTACATGGCCGTGTGACGACTTTTTCTCGGCGGGCCTTAACCTGATCCCGAGCAAGAAGGGCCGCGTGTCGGGCTGGAACCGCATGAGGCGCAACATGAACGCCACGGTGCCCGATGTCCTGGCCGAAGTCGCGCCCGGCGAAGCGCCTCCCGTCTGCCCGATGTGGCGGATTGTCGAGAGCAAGTGTCCCAACCTCGTCCAGCAGCTCGACGACGCCGTGAGCTGCAAGAAGCGCCCGGAGGACATTGACGAGGGCTGCGAGGATCACGCCCTGGACGCCGAGCAGTACAACCAGCGAGGCGGGGACGATGAAGCTGGCGAGAGTTCGGAAGCCCGCGCCGTCCGTGAGCGTGAAGAGAAGCTGATGCCTAGCTGGGCAAAGCAGGAGAAGCGTACAGATTACGCTTGAAGTGGAGGAAGAAAAAAACATGGGTATTGACGTTTTTGTAAATGTTGTGACTGGTACGATTGCGATCAAATTTTCCGATGGTACGAGCTTGGAAATTAGCCGACAGTCGGCTTATAGACTTGCTCAGGCTCTAAATCGTGCTGCGGATCAGGCAAGCGGTGGAGGGCAACAATCGAGATGACCAACGAGGAGATAAACAAGCGGGTTGCGCTGGCTATGGGGTGGCGGTGGCAAGAGGGCGAACCAACGGACGACGGGGGCGGTGGGTGGATAGATGCCATGTGGCGAACACGGGACGATAAACCTGTTTACTCATCCGGGATGTTCTGCACCGACCCTGCCGCCGCCGACCTTGTGAGGATTGAGATTGAGCGGAGGGGGTGGTGGTGGCGTTCAGTCTACGCAGATATGAACGGATCGAGAGCACCGCTACCAAACTACGCTTGTGCCATCGGCGGCAAGTTCTTAGAGGGTACTGAGCACGAATACGACGGGATTTACAGGAGGGCAGGTTCCCCTTACCACGCTTTATGTCTCGCCTTTCTAGCGGCGCATGAGGCCACCGACACCGACAGGGCTGGAGACGACCCGGAGGGAGCATTGTGATGGCTGAACCACGCGGCACCTATGCCAAGAAGACCGACGTTCCCGTAGAGCGCACCATAGAGGAGATTGAGGCCACGCTACGCCGCTACGGATGCCAGCGCTTCGCCCGGATGAGCGATCTGTCTGCGGATCTCCAGACGCTCGCCTGGGAGATTGAGGGAGTCGGCTACCGCGTCACCATTCGAGCGGGGCACGACGCTAAAGCGGATCAAGTACGCCGTCAGCGGTGGCGAGCTGCGCTCCTAGCGATCAAGGCCGCTCTGGAGTGGTCGGAGCAGTCTGGTGAGCCCGTGGTGGGCTACCTCCTGCCTCACATGGTGCTCTCCGATGGTCGCACGATGGCAGAGAGCGCGGCGGAGCACGTCGCGCAGATAGCGGGGCGCGGATGGACCGCACTTCTAGAAGGCAAGCCCACCTAACCCCACAGACAGTTCTCCCTACTCGCCCCAACTGTAAAGCGATACTTTACAGTTGGGGCTTTTTTAATTCCCTCGATTTTGGGGGAATTGGGCTTAGTCTTAATTTTTCGACATTGGATTCTGCCCCTACTTCCCCTACCCTCTCTCTGGCGTATAGGTAACGTATGCCCGCTACGTCTTCGCTAATTTGGCTCTTTGCTCTCCTCGTGGTCGGTCAGGCTGCCGTCGCCCTGGCGGTGGCCTGGCTTGCCCTAGAGATCCGTTGCGCACGTTGCGGGAAGATTGCCCCCCGGCTCCTCAAGATAATCGCGCCACTGGATCGCATGGAGACCTTCCACACTGGCGGCGAACCGATGCGAGACTACGCCTAACCCGATTCCTATCTCCTGAGAAAAACTATGTCAAAAACAACCAAAACTACGAGAACCTGAGAGGATAACTAACCATGATGAACCGATTTAAATTTTTAGGATTTGCCTTGACCGGGCTAGTGATCGCCATGATGCCTAAAACGGCAGAGGGTAATTGCCCAGCGACCGCTGATAAACAATCAACTGTCTTGCCTTGTGCTGGGTGTGGGTTGGTTGATACTTGCCGTTGCTGCCATCCGCCTGTACCACCAGACAAAACAGGAGACAGGCAGGTACGTAGCGACCTCACAAGCACGTTCAATGCAAAAATATGGGCCGAAGAGTTTAAGCGACTGTTCCCCGATAGCGATGAAGAGCTGATGTACACATGGTTTGCTAACGCAATTATGTGTGGATACGATCATGCTCAACGTCAAGACTTGGAACCGGTGGCGTAGTCATGGCAAACAGAACCAAGCCCATACAATCTCCAGATGCCGAGCCGGAAAAGATCGCCGAACTGTCCGCTCCGACCGAGCCCGCCTTCGATGCCTTGTCCCTCCTGACTCCCGGCGCGATTGCGGGCATTAAGCCCATGATGCGAATTGTCCGCGATGGACTGAAGACCTTCCCGTTCATCTCCCCCCGCCAAGCTGCCTTCGTCCGTGAGCTAGGCAAGTTCCTGGAGCTGCTGGCCGAACAAGTCAAGGCGAGTGAAGTATCCGAGACTGTCGAGACCAGCGAAGTTCCCGAGACCGGAGCCTAATCCGTGCCACTGCCCGCTATTCGTAACCCGTTTACCAAGAAGCCTCTGCCTCTCAAGCGCCGTGAGTCGCTGGAGTCGGGGCCGTCGTCGTCTGAGGTTGTCTACTCGGGCGAGCCGAAGAAGCTGGGGGAGAAGAAGCGGGAAGAGGCGGTCAAGCTGGTCACGGATCGCTTTGAGCTGTCGCAGTCGTCGCGCTCCCAGTTCGAGGGTCAATGGGCGATGGCGCTGTCCTACTACAACGGGCGGCAGTGGGTAGACTGGGACCCCGAGAAAGGTCTCCAGGACGTTCGGGACAAGACGGACAAGCGCTGGTACCGGACGGTCAATCTCATCAAGCCGCTCTGTAAGATCGCCACGGCGCGAATCACAAGCAACCGACCCGATGTGCAGGTTCTGCCGAGATCCTCCGACCGTGAACTGGACGAGGCGGCGGCCAAAGAGCTGCGCCTGGTCATTGAGCACTACAACACGACCCATAAGTTCCGCCTCATCCTCCAGCGTATGGCGACGTATGCCTGGATGGCCACCACGGCGTTCCTGTGGCAATACTGGGACCCGAACGCGATGGCCGATGTCGCTGTGGAGTGGGACGAAGAGGGCGCTCCGACAAAGTACGAAGCTCGGCGCGTGGGCAACTACCGCGAGCAGTTCGTACCCGGCCATGAGGTCTATGCTGATCCGCGCTGCACAAGCTGGGACGAGTGTCAGTGGATGATTCACGTTCAGCGCATGACGAACGAGGACATCGAGGCGACGTGGGGCGCTCCCGCCTCCCCTGGCGACTCCCGCAAGTCTACGAACATGGGCTCGCTCTTCGATTCGTTCGTCTCGCCCTGGGGCTCTCAGACTGACGGGAAGACACTCAACCAGCAGCTCGTTAAGCGCATGTACGAAGCTCCCTCTGTGCGCTACCCGGAAGGCCGTGAGATTATCGTCTGTGGCTCCGAGTGCCTAGAGTACCGCGAGGCGCTCCCGTGCTCCATGATCCCGCTCTTGCCGATGGGTAGCACTCAGGGGATCGGGACGCCGTATCACTCCGGTACCGGCTCCGATCTGCTTGGCCCGCAGTCGGATTACAATCTCCTGCGCTCTCGCGTCCTGGGCGCTCTTCGTGATCAGAAGCTGACCGTGGTTCGGGAGAAGGGCGATCAGGCGGGCGCAGACCTGGCCGACGTGCTCTCCTCGCCGTCGTTTGGGATTGACGAGACTCCCCGCGTCCGTGAGATCTGGCATAAGCGCGGGTTCTCGCCCCCATCGTTCACTTTGCCGCCCATGCTGGACTTTGCCAAGGTGACCGGCTTCATGTCCGATCTTCGGCAGGAGATGGCGGAAATGTCCGGCGTTCACCGAGTCAGCTCGGGCGCTGGTGATCCAAACGCCACGTCTGGTATCTCGATCCGTCTCCTCAAAGACGCCGATGAGACAAGCGGCTCCGAGTTCTCACACGAGGTCGAAGTCTTCCTGGAGCAACGCGGTACCAGGATCGGCATTATCGTCTCCAAGTACGTCGAGGAGAAGCGGGCCTGGGAGCTCGACGATAAGAACAACCCGTCGGAGCGTGAGCTGGTGTACTCCGGTCTGGAAGCGCTTAAGATGGGAATGGCGTCGGTTCGGGTCGTCGAGGGTTCCGCCACGCCGCGCACTCCCGAGGCGGAAGATGCGCAGCTCATGGAGATGTACAACGGCGGGCTGCTGGGCGATCCTGCCGACCCGGACGTCCGCGAGCTGGTCTTGAGCCTCTTGCATTCGCCCCTGGCCTATCGCGCTCACGAAGGACTCGAAAAAGCCAAGCTGGCCAAACTAGAGACCCAAGCCATCGAGGCGGAGCTAGAAGCAAGTCTGGGAAGTGGTTTGACTGATGTGGCGGGCGCGTCTCCAGAAATGCCCATGCCTCCCAGCGATTCCGCTATGCCGGAGACTCCTCCTTCGCTTGAAGAGTTCCTTGCCGGTGGCGGTCAATCTCCCCTGCCTATGGCTGGCGTATAGGTAGATATGGAAGAAAACGAAATGTCTTTGGACGAGTCGCTGGAGGGCTCTTCGGATCTGATTGACGAAGGTGTTTCTATCGTCGAGGGTTCCGACCAGTCCGAGGCGCTCGCTGGCGATACTGGCGAGAGCGATACCGTCGTCCCTGTCGAATCCGATGACACTGCCTCCGATGTCGTTGTGGCGACTCAGGACGCCGAGATTGCGGCGGCGGCTACTGCCTCGGGAGTCTCCTACGAAGTAATGCTGGCGGAAGTCGAGAAAGCCCGCGCTGCGCTTGCTGCCGAGGCCGAGGCCGAAGCGGTGCAGGCAAGCCGTGAGAGTCTCATGGGTGAGCTCACCCCGACGGCTCAGGCGATCCAGGCACGAACCCAGCTCGATCCCTTAGACCCTCAGTACCTCCCCCCTGCTGCTGCCGAGGCGCTCTGGCAGGCGGAGTGGAAAGCGGCTCATCTCCAAAGCCAGATCGCGGAGCGTGATGGTCGTCTGGCAGGCGTCGAGAAGGAAACGGCAATCTCGAAAGTCCTGGCGGAGTTCCCCGGAACCGATGAGGAGGCAGTTCGCGCCCTGGCCGATGCGGGCCGTGGGATTGCGGATCTCCAAAAATTTGCGGCTCGTCAGTCGGAGAAGCTCGCGCAAGCTCAGGCGGATGCTGTCGCCCGGCACGTTGCGGCTAAGACCGGCGCGGCTAAGACCGCCACCACCATTACTCGATCTCTGCCTACGGGGGCGGCGATTGGTAAAACCATGTCGCTAGATGAGGCGATGGACTAGGGCCACAAGCTCTAGAAATTTGAAAGGAAACAAAAATGGCTGATAAACCAATTCCCCTAAGTGAACTTGCTATTGCCTCTGGTAGCCAGCGCCATAAGCTGTTTGTCGAGGCGGTCTACAAAGCGGGCAACCTGATTGAGTTGTTCGACTTCGAGAAGGACGACTCGCTCTCTGCGAGTGCGTTCGGTATCGAGGAAGAGGGACTCCCGACTCTTGGCTGGGGCAAGATCAACAAGCAGGCCGATACCATCCTGACCCGGACGAAAGCCCGAACCGGCTGGGCTGCTCTTGTTCGCCACACCATGCAAGCGGACGTTGCGTTTCTTCGCGCTTGGAGTGCAGGCAAGGTCAAGGGGCCGGGGCCGTGGTCGGTGCAGACAAAGGGCTTTGCGACATCGTGGGGACGCAAGTTCTCCAATGATCTCATCAATGGCTCTAAGCTCGCCTCGGGCGCTGCTGATCCCGATGGGTTCGTGGGGTTCCGAGACATGTTCTCCAACCCGTCTGAGTATTACATTGACCCCTCGTGCGACATTGACGCGGGTGGGCTCGACATCTCCCCCGATGGCGTCTCTGCCAGCGCGGGCAATACCCTGGACGGCCTGATCCGTCGCCTCTGCCACCGAATGGGCTCGCCCAATGGGTCGGACATCCGGCTCATCAACGGGATTGAGCTCATGGCGCAGCTCGAAAGCGCCACAAAAACCGCTGGTCTTTTGAAGACGACCACCGACGCCTTTGGACGCACGATTCCGATGTGGAATGATGCTCAGTTCCATGTTGCGGGCCTAGCCCCCGACAAAACCGACGTACTGCCCGGCTACGAGACCACGGCGGGCGCGATTGGTACGGATGGCACGAACCTCCATAGCTCGATCTTCGCCGTGAACATGGCCGAGATGGCGAACTGGATGGGCGGATCGCTGGAGCCTCAAGACCTTCCGCAAAACGGAGTCTATAAAGAGAAGCTGGTAGACGCGCTCTTTGGCTTCCTCCCGACCTCGAACTTCTGGCTTGGACGTATTAAAAACATCCAGGTTCGCAACTCGCCATAAAGGAAAAACTGATGCAAATTAAAGATAATACTCAGATGTTCCGGGACTCCGAGACCGCCGTGACTGCCGATGCAGACTCCGACGCGGTGCAGATTCCGGGCGGCAATATCCACACTCCCATGTACGCCGAGATCTACTACTGGGGTGCTGCGGTCGGCTCGTCCACGGGCACGGCAGTCTTTAACACAAAGCGCTGCGCCACTCTGGGCGGTAGCTATGTGGAGCACGTAGACGGAAATAAGACCACGGTCGCGCTCACCACCACGCCAAAATCGGGGATTTTCTATATCCCGATTTGCCACGAAGACGACTTTACAAAAGTAGGACTCGATCTCACGGGCACGGGCGCGACGATCAAGTACATTGCGGCTTTGGTGAGCTCCAAGCCGGGCGGGTAGTTTTCTCCCCACAAGCGAAGCTCTCAAGCTACGCTCTAAACGGCAGGTAGGGCTTTCCTGCCTGCCGTTTCTTTTTTGAGGTTTAAGAATATGACACGAGGAGAGATGAAGCGCCGGATTCGCCTGGGGCTCGTCGAGGTGCCTGGGACTCCGGGCTTTGACGATCCACTGATGCTCGATGAAAACCTGATTGACGCGACAAACCATGTCGCGCAAGAGGCGGACGGGTTCTGGACGTACTTTGACTTCGACCTAGACGGCACGACATCAGCTCCGGTCTCCTCGATCTGTAAGCCACGCGGGGACTCTGGCGAGCTCTACAAAAACAAGTCGGCGCGCGTGACGACTCCCAGCGGGAAGATTTCTCTGGCCGAAGGGCGAAACATCGTCACGGCGGCATGGATGGATAAGAACGTCCCCGAGTGGCGCGACACTCCCGCCACGGGAAACACTCCTGATTATCTGGTGATCGCTGGCCCGGACTACATTCTCTACCCGCTCCCGACGTTCACGCAGGCGGCGGGGCTGCGCGTCTATGGTTTTGGGACTCCTGGGCGGCTCTGGGACGCCGAGGCCACGACCATCTCCGACGATGATGTGTTCCCCTTGCCCAACTATGCCGCGCCTGCTGTCGAGACCTACGCCAAGTATCTACGCTGCATTCAGTTTCCCAGCAAAGAAAACATGATGCGAATGCAAGTCTTTAAGGATCTTTTCGATAATGATTTATTGCCGAGTGTCCAGGCTTTGGCGGCCAATGAATACGGGAGGGCGAGTCTTTAATGGCTACTGTGGCTTCAGGAATAGATCAGGTACTGACACGCATAAGGGAAGAGAACAACTCCCGAGTGGCGTCCCTGCCCGCTGGAACTGGTCCCAACACGGATACTATTGCAAGCGACGACCAGATCGCCACGTTTCTCTCTGAGGGAAACCAGATCCTCTCCCGCTCCGATCTCCTCCAGCTTCGCGGGTCGGCGACTCTGGCGGTCAGCTCGGGGACTCGCCGCGTGGAGTACGCCGCCATGACGAGCACTCCGACAAACGGAACTCTCTGGAGCTGCGAGAGTGGTACCTGGACGATCACCAGCTCGGGCGCGGTGACGAGCGTTCGCCGGGCCGGGATCTCTATGTATCCAAACTACTACCCACTGGGCACAGAGACGGGCGTCCCTCAGCACGTCTTCGACGGTGGCTCCCATGTGATGATCGGGCCGTTCCCGAATGCCGATGGTACGCTTCTGCTTCGCGGGCGTCGCCTCTCTCGGGTGCTGACCACGGGCGGAGACTTTGACGACTGCCCGGACGTGCTGCTTCATCATCTTTACGCGTTCGCTTGCTGGCGTGTGTGCCAAGCGGCGGCGGGCAACCCAGCATTCGAGGCGCAGCTCCCCCGGTGGCGTGATGAGATCGCCCCCTGGGCCGGGCCGTTCTTGGGGCTTGGTGGTAGCTAGTGGAAATCCGCTATGGCGTCGGGACACTGGCCGGGCTCGTCTGGGCGGATATGTCGGTTACGTCTCTACTCCAAGACGGCTCCCCTGGCGACACATCCACGGGCGTCTCTGCCAGCGATTCGGACACTCTCGGCTCCTCGGTTCCCTGTCTTGTCGCCTCGCCTCTTGTCTCTCAAGTTGTCGAGATCCGGTACACGACCGCCCAGATTTGCACGAGCTGGCGCGGAAATGCGACGCTGACTCTCAACATAGCAAACGGGGAATCAGCCTGCTCGATCCCTACGACGGGGGAAGGTGAGCCTCCGTTCGCCTCTACGGGGGGTAGTGGTTCTGCTGCGCTTTACTACTGGACAGGTAGCGCGTGGGTGCTACTTGATACGTGGTCTCTGACGGTTCCAGCTGGTGCGTTCTCTGCTACCACAACACAGGCCAATAGCTCGGGCGTGAGGTCAGTAACAAGTACCCAGGCGTGTCGGTGGCGAGTCGTGTTTACGCATTCTCAGACGTGGGTGGGCGTTCTGAATGTGATTACCGCGTCTACAAATATTACCGATTTGCGGCTCACAGTGGAAGATACCGCGATCGCTTGCGACACTGACGGAGGCGGCGACGGTGATGGCGGTGGAGGCGGCGGTGGGGAAGACTCTGGAAGCTGCGGGTGTGATGGCTGGACACGGGCGGCGCTCTGCTCTCCCGCTGGAGCCCGCGCTTCTTTGTGCTCTCCCCTGGCCACTCGATCCCCCCTTTGCTCTCCTGCCGCAACTAGGAGGCGGTGCTAATGGTATTTGCTGAAGGCTCTCTCTCTCCCGGCCAGAACGACGGCTGGCGCGGGCTGGATCTTTCCCGGCGCTCCGAGGACATCGGGCCGGGTTCTCTTGCTGTCGCGACGAACTTTACGCTCGATGGGGATGATCTGCTGTCTCGCCCTGGGCGCGTGGGTCAGCTCACGTCCGCTCTAGGCTCACCGATCCGGGCGGCGGTAGAGTTCGATGGCGGGGCGGTCTTTGTCGCGGGTGGAAAGCTGTATCGCTGGCTGCTCGGGGGCGCGTCCGCCACGGAGATTCTCCAGGGTGGTAGCTCGCTCTCGCTGGTCTCGGATTCTGTCCAGACCGCCACGGCGCTCTCGGTGGCGTATCTCGTGGACGGCTCTGGGGTGCTCCGACGCACAGACGGTACCACGGCGGCGGCTCTGACGGAGCTAGACACGCCGGGCGCTCCCGTGGCCACGGTTCACCACGAGACACTGACGAGTCTCTCCAGCCTGACCTGGACTCAGAACTTTATCACGGGTACCACGGCGACTCCCGCGTCGTCTGGGGCGGGCGGTACCATCGCTCCCGCGAACTCGATTGTGCAGCCTGACAGTGATTTTTGGAACGCCTCGAACCTGACCGGGACGGGCTTCTGGAACACTCGGGCGGGCGCTCCCTCCTACTCGCCCAACATCCAAGACGGTAACGGGGGGAACGCCGTCGAGCTGGACTCGGATACGGGCGTCGGTGACTCGGTGCAGTCGGACGCGATCCTTCTCAATGCTGCTCAAACCTCGGGGTACGCCCGCGTGGCGGTGGTCTCCTACGAGGCGGCGGCGGAGGACTCCACGACAAACTCGGAAGTGGTGGATCTGGACATCGCGGCCTACTCCGACACGGGTGGCTCTACGCTTATTACGGGCTCTGTAAAATCCTGGCAGTCGCCGTTCCTCTTTCCCGATAAGTCTCTCCAGGTTCGCCAGCTCGTGGACTTGCGCGGGCTTGCAACTGCCCCCCGCTCGATTAAGGTGGGGTTCTCTCAGCCAATCATTCGGGGTACCAACCAAGGGGCCGATGTAAACCGTGTCAGTCTCTTCGTCCCCCGGATGGAGCTCGGACTCGTGGCGAGCTCTGATAATCGCCTGGCGGTCAGGCAGGGCACTGTCCAGGTGTGGCAGGGGTTTGGCTCTACGGCGTCCCTTGCTGGCTCTCTGGGCGGTCAATCCGATCCCTCTCTGGCAAGTGCGGGGCGTCTTCTCACGGCGGGCCTTACGATTGACTCGACGCTTCCGGCGACAGCAAACTGGACGGGCGCTCGAACCCTGGCTCTGGAGATTCTTCCGGCTGCTGGGCTCTCTGGCTTGAACCTTCGCCTCGGCTTTAAGGTGGGCTCTGACTGGTTCTATACCGATCCTCTTGACATCCCCTCGTCGTCGTCGCCCGATGCCTCTGTCTGGGGCGTGGCGGAGCTGCGGAGCGTGGCGGCGAGCCTAACGGCGGTGACCGATATTCGAGTGGAGATTCTCTCGGACGTGCTCCTGGAAGGGCTGCAAGAGGGCGGTGATCAGGTTCTGTTCCGCCTCGGTGAGCTGCGCAATGCTGGCAACCTCCCCGAAGGCCGCCCGGTCTGGTACAAGCTCGTCGAGGTGGATGATGCGGGCGACGCCACAAACCTACTCGATGTGGTCTACTCCGATGGCTCCAAGGGCTCAGGAGACGGCCAGCTCGTCGAGGGCTCTCGGGCGTCGCGTATGGCCCGCCTGGTCTTGCCCGCGCGAACCAACTCGGGGGCGGAGCTGTTCGCGCTATATCGCTTCGGTGGCTCCTACATCCCGACCAATGGAGAGACCGCTCTGGGCCGCCTGGTATGCCTGGTCTCCTGGGCCACGGGTGACTTTGCCTTCGGTGGCGACACAGACAAAGGCAGTGCCCCCCGAATCGTTGCCTTCAAGAACCCCTACATCTCGTGGGACAAGACCGGCTCGACGGGTGCTGCGGGCTCGATCCTGATTGACAACACTCCCGATAGTTTCCTCGCCGGAAGTGATGTCTACCTCTCTGGCC